CCATTCATCAAGGAACTGTTCTGTCCTGTCAGGTGGCAGCTCCTCTTTCAAGTCCACAAGATCACTTGCTATACTGGAAAAGGATCTGCCAAATCCCCTGAACAGCATATGCAAATTACTAGTAGTATCACGTCTGGAGGCGAAAGCTCTACCCTGCGGAAGATAGTTGATAGCAAGTTGTGTCTGTCGCCCCAATGCTGGCATCGTGGCTTGTGCATTGACAAAAGTCTGGATCGCATCCCCGACAATTGAGGGGGTCCCCACAAGCCCATCCATATTCATCAACGCGCCCAAGAGGTTTCCAGGCTCATCGAAATCAATATCGGTGCCATCTGAGGTCACAGTGAAAGCCAGCACAGTGGTGGCTAATGCTGTGGAGACTGCGGGATCATAAGTCTGGGCACCTACTGCTTCAGCTACACCAGTTTGGGCACCTGTAATAACTTCACCCGCAGAGAAAGTTCCTTCGACATTCTCCAGAGTCAGTGTTCCATCTCCAACACTCGGAACCGTATCTGCCAGAATGGTACCTACTGCACCACTGGTTCCACCAGTGATAGGTTCCCCTATTGTGAAAGCAACAGTCTGTGTATCGTAATCTAGCGTGGCAGTGCCTTGGATTCCGATAACTAGGTTCAGGCAACCGATGGCATTGTAGAACAGCAGCGAAGAACCAGTGGAAGTGACAGTGAACTTCAGAGTACCCGCATCAAACGTAACTGTGTAGGTCTCTGATAATCCGCTGTCTGCATTCAAATGGCTTTCCATAATAGGAGCAAACTCACGGGCGCTGTAAAACTTAGCAGCGATCAACGTATCCCTTGTCTCTACAGCTACACCAGCATTCTCAGATAGCACGAAGCAGCCATTGTCGGCGGAGACTTCAATCCCTGGCGTCTGTGCTGAACCGAACACATACGTATTCGACAAAGACGGTTCGGCAGCCAAGTTGTCGTTAGCTGCCTGGATCATCTCAGCAACAGTATAGCTACCTGCAACTACGATAGGATCATCGGTAGTTATAGGCGAACCAAGATCCTCGCGCATGACAAAAAGGCCATCGCCGTTAGGTACCGTTATTCCCTGTATTAGAATCGCCATCTCGTTGCCTTACGGGTAAGTGATGCTGCCCAGTACAGCGATTTCACCAGAGGTTACTGTGATATCGCCTGCCGGAACGGTTACAGTGAATGATGCCACAACATCTCCGTTGGTAGTGTCTAGTGTATTGAAGATCGCAGCGTTGTAGGCTTCCTGCACAACGTCAACTCCAACATCTGTCTTCTCTTTGAAGAATTGTTCTAGAGAAGCAGAGACAGCCGCACGCATAGTAGTCGTATCCGGTGATAATGCAGTGAACGTGAAATTCTGTGTCACTGCTGTCGGGCCACTGACAAATAGATCAGATTCATCTGTGTTAGCCGGTATGATTTCCAGCAGCTTGTTCTTCACGATGGTGCTCTGTGCGCTGGAGGGGATAGTGGTCTCATCATTATCACGCATGAAAAACACAGTGACTTGGCCGATAGCCGGTGTAACTTCTTCCACGAAGACTCTTGTAACACCCGGTATCAATTTCGCCTGTGTCACTATATCAGAAACGTTGAAGTGTGCAACAGGATTTCTGATGCGCTCCAGCAATTCACTGCGAAGTGATGTATCCGATTGCCTGTCAACACCGCCCACGACGCCATCTACAGCCACCAGTAGCTCGTCATCAATGCCGAGAATAGGCGACTGAAGATTCATGGCTACCCCAAAGTCTCTGTTTACAGCATCGCCGAAATCTAAGGATTGAATGATCCCGTTGCCATAAGAACCCGTGGCAGTGATTGTGCCGGTAGCAGGCGTCGATGGAGATTCCGATATTTCATAAGTGAAGACAGTGTTCGACTCGACGATAATATCGAAAGTGCCGTTGTACTCGGGCTCGACGGCTCCAGCAATCGTAACGCGAACATTGTTGCTGAGATTATGATCGGCGTTTGTGGTCACCGTAACAGTGGTGCCGCTCCTGGTGACGGTATCAACACTGTTGACCTGAGTAGTGATCGTCACATCCCCTAGAAGTGAATATTCCAGACCGTCCGTAGTAGCCACGATGGTGTTGACCGGAATAGTCTCAGCAAGGGTACCCGTGAAAATCACGCCACCCTGGGCTACTGTGGCCTCATCCCTGATGATCCCGAAAATACTGGCCCACCGATCAAGCTGGTCAACAGCCGTGTCAGGAATTGACTCCAGCTCTACTTGCTGCAAGGCAAAATAGAAGTCAAAAATACGATTAGCCAAGGATGTAATGATAGAACCGAGCCACGAATTTCTTAGGAACGGGTTAGCTTGTTGCAATTCATTCTTCACATCATTCTTGGAGCGGCGATCAATCTCCGCAGCAGATTCAGGTATATTTAGAGCCATTAGCTCAAACCTCCTGACCCCGTATTCTGCCACAAGTCGAAGTATCTTTTCTCCACCTGTGAGCTGGGTCTTTCAATTGTAATTACCAAATTGATAGTTCCGTTTGTCACTGCGGCTGAAGCTGAAACATTATCAGCAATCGTAGTATCAGTGGCAGGAATCGTATCTTCAACTAGCCATTGCAGACTTTGCTGCGCTGCATCAGTCACACCGTTCACCACAGATTGCGTGAGACGGGACTGCTCAAACAGCCACAGCTTGCTGCCGATCTCAAAGTCTGGCGTGCTTTCGTTGCCGATCCAGCCCCGTCTCAACTGGGCAGGTTGTACTTCAGAAGCGTCAGCACGCTTGTCTGTAAACAATGAGACGATGATGGCAGCGTCAAAGGCATCGGCTGTCAAGATATCTCCATCACCACCGATCTGGAAATCGTAGGTGCCGTCGATTCTGTCATCAAGGACAGCATCTATGCCTCGGACAAATCCTGTTGTTGTTTCATGTGGCATTGTTATCTCAGCGCATCCAAACGAACTTTGATCGCAGTAGCGGCGGGATTAAATCCTACTTGGCTGATAAAACCAAAACTTATTAGAATAGCTATCAAATCGCTTAGCACTGTATGCAGGTCTTCTGTATCAGCGGCATTAGCAAACTTAGTGCTATCGCTAAGTGTCTTGATGTCTCCAGCAACGTCAATGGTCACATTGCCAGTGGATGTGATTTTTGTCTGGCCAGTGGCAGTGATACTGATGTCCTGCGCTGCTACCACGTTTACATTCGCCGCTGATGTTATGTTGATGTCTGAGCCTACCGTCAGCACATCAATATCGCCATTGGTCCTGAAATGAACCCGTGATTTGGTATCGGGATGATACACGATCACTTCGCCATCAGCGATCAAAATCCTGTCGCGGGGGCTACCTGGCAGATGGACATGCGTGCCGCCCTGATGAGTCAGCATCAGACCAAGAGCATCTTTGCTCGCAACTGCATGATAGCCATAAGGATACCAGGCTGGTGACTCAGTTACCTTAGCCATGTATGAGATTTGCTGCACAGGAAAATCCCCTGTATCGGCTGACTCTTTGCTGACAAAGCACCAGCGAATTATTCTTTGAATCTTGTCGCCGATACTCATTATTCTTCCTCAAGAGGCGCAGGCGGGCCGATAAACAGCGGACCACCGATCTGGAAACCTACGCCTACATTCTGCTCCTTTGGCTCACCTAGAGTCAGCTTATAAGCATTAGGCTTCAAAAGAGTGAGCTGGGTCAAGACTCCATCAGGACCCATAGAGAAAATAACCGTATTGATCCGCATCTCTGCTGAAATGCCAGCGAATACATCATCCACAAAGGCTAGTTCCCCTGGTGTCCAGAGATCGCCATTCTGGTTTCTGTAGCCCCTGACAGTACAGGAATAGGTCTGGCCTCTCACTGACCGCACATTCGCTTCCCACTCGGCTCGGGTAGTATTCTCGCCAACAGAAGCAGCAGTCTCAGCTATCAACACAAGCTGCCTGCCCCTTCTCACGTCTTTGTCTTCTATAGCACCACCAGTTTGATCCGTCAGCGTAGGGTTACTCCGGTTCCCTGCTTTATTGAAGAGCACAGGATTACCTTGCGAAGTCACAATGTATCGGTTATAGCGTCCAGTGCTATCGAAAGTGGCGTTGTAGTTTATTACATTGTTCTGAATGTCGTCTGCCCGATGTCGTATGTAAACAGTCTCAGTAGTATCCGTGGCTTCCTCTGGCTGAGTGAAGAGCAAATTGCCCTCGGGATCGGATGCCAGTAGAACGCTGCGCTTACGCGCCCATTTCTGTAGGTAATCGAAAGCGCCTTCACCTACATCTGGCGTTATCTGGTCTTCTGCTTTGTCGAACGGATCTAGGTCCAACGTGTCTATGACTTTTATATCCATATCCAGATGTGCGAGAACT